GTCGCTATAGCTCCAGCACCAGATATTGTAATTCCTGTTCCAGCAGATACATGTGCAAGAACTTCAGCTTGTGAAGGGCCTGTATATGTAATGACACCAGTAGAGTTATTGTAAGCTAAGCTTCCATCTCCACCAGCATCAGTAACACTAATACCTGTTTTAGTAATAAAAGCAGAGTTAGTATTTGAATAATTAGCTAAATCGTTGTCAACAACGAAATCCATTGTTCCGTCGGAATCATCATAAGTAACAGTTATTAATGTTTCAGTATTACCTGTAATCATTCCGCCGACAAAGTCTTCAATACTTTCTTCTGTTTGTATTTGTGAATCAACATATGCTTTTATTGATTGTTGTGTAGCAAGATGAGTACTGCTATCACTAGCCATGTTATCTTCATCTTTTACAGGAACAACTAAATCTAATGTTCCATCACTGTCATCATAAGTTACATCTATAAAAGTTTCTGTATTACTTGCAAACATTGGTCCAATGATGTCTTGAACTTGTTCTGAAGTTAATTGGTCTACAACAAAATTTATTCTGCCATTTGTGTCATCGTAAGTAACTGTTACATTAGTTTCAGTTCCTCCATCAACCATTCCCCCAACAATATCTTGAACTTGCTCAGTAGTTAACTGAGTATTTGTATCAGTTGAAGCAATTGTTAAAGTTCCAGCAGAATCATCATAAGTTAATGAGACATTAGAACCTGCTGTAAGTAAAGAATCTACCCTGTCATCGACTCTTTCATTTAAGTCAGATGTTATTTCCCCTAAATCAGTTGATATTGTTAATCGACCGTTTGCATCATCATAGTTAATGTCAATTCCAGATGTTGCAGAGTCTATTAATAAAGCACCAACTCTATCGTCTACTCTTTCGTTCGTAAAGTAAAGATTGCTAGAACCTTCACTTAAACCGTCTGTGTCTAAATTAGAGAGGCTAGAAACTGTACCAGTAACATTACCTTCTAGATTTGCGACTATTGTTCCAGCTGTACCACTAAATACTTCAGAAGTATTGCTTGCATCTGGAATAAAAGTAAATTTACCACTACTGTCATCGAATCCGAAGAAACCAAGTTTTGCAGTTGAACCGTTATGGTATCTAAATTCGATACCTCTGTCTTTGTTGTCATCAGAGCTGGGAGCTGTATCTCCACCTAAAGTAAAAATTGGGTCATCAACTGTAACTATTGTTGAGTTTATTGTTGTAGTAGTTCCATTTATTATTAAGTTGCCACTAAGAGTTAAACCATTAAATGTAGGAGAATCAGAAGTTCCTAAACCTAAAGAAGCTCTGGCAGTGTTTCCTGTTTCTAGAACAAAGTTAGAACCATCACCAACTATGAAACCACCATCAGTAACAGCTAATCCTGCAACATCAGTAAGTTGAGCATCAAAAGCTTGAACATTTGTACCTACAACAACGCCTAAAGCTGTTCTTGCACCTGCAGCTGTAGTAGCACCGGTACCACCATCTCCTATACCTATAAAATCAGATGCTTGAAACTCTGACAGACCTGTAAGGTCGCCACTTCCGTTAAAATCTCCTCTTAAGGGTGTTTCTATTGCCATTTTATGCTGCCATTGTTATATCTTTTGTCACTGTTGAACCATTCGCTTTTGTGTAGGTGAGTACCAAGCTCTCTCCACTTGAGTTAGCTGGCATTATCATAAATTTATAAGTGCTACCATCTGATTTTAGCATCCTTAAAGCTCGTGTGGATGTACCTACAGCAGAACCTCCACCATTTACAGCTTCAGAAGTTGATTGATTCACAAAGAAGTTTCTTAGTGCCATTTTTTCTGTAGTGCCGTCAGCTTTTGTAAAAGTTAAATATCCTTCCTTAGATAATCTTTCTAAGGCTTCGTTCCTAAATGTAATTGCTGAAGAGCCATCATTTGTTGTAATTTCCATACCGTCACCTGCTGTAAGGTTTAAGGTATCTGTAGATGAGGATGCAATAACATTTGCTTGTCCAGAAACTGCTAAAGTCTTGAAGACTGCATCGGCAGCCGCAGCAGCTGTAACTGTATTTGTAATTGTCATTGTATCAGTAGAAGCATCTGTAGTTATTTGTATACCTGTACCTGCAGCAACATTGAAAGTATCAGCAGTCGCATCAGCTGCAATTGTTGATTGTCCAGATACTGCTACATTCTGGAAAACATTGGGTTGAGTAGCTGCAATAGTTAAAGTATTGTTGCTATTGTTTGGTGTCAAAGTTATATTTGAACCACCAGCTATTGTAAATGTATCTCCGACGCTACCAGCATTTAAACTAGTACCGCCAACAGTTACCGTTCCAAAAGCATTATTACTTGCTAATGTTGCCCATTCTATTGAACCATTACCAGCATTTCTTATATATTGACCTGCTGTACCTTGCTGACCTGCGATTTCCATCTTAGTAAAGTCAACATATCCACTTTCTGTAATCTTAAATCTTGATGTTCCATTAGTACCTAAATGTAATTGTTTCTGTCCTGTTGTACCAATAGATAGTGTTTTATCAGCAATAATAGATTTACCATCTATATATAAGTTACTTAATGGTATAGAACCAGTAGAAGCACCAGATTGTACTCTAATTGTTGCATCGTTAACTTGAAATCCGTTGAATGTAGCAGCTGCACCATTATTATTATCTGTTGCGTTAGCTGTTTCCATCTGGTCAGATGGATTATAGAAACTAATAAGGGTTGAGGTAATATCTGCTCGTTCAACATTATTGAGAACTGCAGTAATCTGAGCGTCGCCAGCGGCACCCGAATCTATTACTTCTACTTTTGAATCACCCTCGTTAATAATATCGACCATATTATCCTTCCAATACTTCTATTCTAGCAGTTAGAGAATCGACTTTTGTTGATAGCTGTTGTATTGCTTTTGTAAGAACTGGTATAAGCTGGTTATGTCTTAATCCAAATCTTTCAAAATCATGGTCTTCTTTTTCAACAAGGTCAAAACCACCATATTCATCTTCATTGGTTTTTTCATAGTATTTTTCATAAGAACCTTGTGTGTATACTGCCATATTTTGGTCAGCACCTTTATGAGTAATTAATTTTTCTTTTATATCTTGTGCAGAAAAACCTAAGTGAGTTCTGACTCCACCATCTTTCCAAGTAAATTCAATAGGTGTTAAGTCGTTTAAAAAATCTAAACCTAAATCAGTAGTAACGATATTATCTTTTAGTGTTATATCTGAGGTATTAATACTTCCGTTTGTTGCAAAAACATCGTCAAATCTTCTGTTACTTTGACCTAAATCAAAACTATTATCATTTGATGGTCTAATATCATCAGAGGTTTGATTTTCAAAACTAATAACTTTAAATTTTTCAGAACCTCCACGAACAAATTGTAAATCACCACCAGAAGCAATATTTATCCCAGAAGAGCCATTTCCATAGCTACCACCAGAATAACTACTACCTGAGAAAAAAGCATTACTATTTCCAATAGTTGAACTAGAACTAGGTAATATACTCACTGCACCTGTGATAGTTACACCACTGCTATCTGTAGAAAATCTATTACTTAAAGTAGCCGAGTTTGAACCAATAAAGCTACAGAAAATATCATTTCCGGATGTTCCAAATGTTCCCCTATTACTAGATGTAGTTACCTCATTAGTAGTTACATTTCCGTCTTTTATTGCATCAGAATTTATAGAGTTTGCACCCATCATGTTTTCAATGATAGTTACAGAGCTTGAAGTTATTTTTGCAAAATCTAAAGTACCAGAAATATTAGCGTTGTTAACAGTCACTGAGTTTGCAACTATTTTACCGCCATCTATTTGAGTAGAGTTACTATTAATATCACCCGCAGCACCACCTACTTGTAGAACTCCACTTAATGTAAGTCTGTTAGCGTTTATAGAAATACCTTCAGACGAAGCATTAATGCTCGCAACAACATTACTACTATTTGTAGGAGTAAAATTTAGTTTTGATGTACTGATACTTCCAGAAGCAATTCTATCTGCACTAATAGTTCCAGCATTTATTTTATCTGCTGATAAATTAGCTATCTTTGCAGTATCAATTGTTGCATCAGCTATCAAAGCATTTGTTATTTGTGCAGTACCAATTTTTGCAGTAGTAATAGTTGCATCAGCAATATGTGATTCTTCTATTAAGTCTGCAGAAGCTGTTTGTCCATCAGAAGGGTCAGAAGCATTACCAGACTTATCTACCGCTACAAATCTAAAATAATGTCCAGAAGAGTCTGCTAAATCTGCACTACCTACTAATGGTATTTGCTGAAGTAAGTTACCTGCTGTAACTCTTAATTCACCAATTTTATTTGAAGTAGATACTGTAAAGTTAGCACTGTTTCCAGATTGAACTACAGCGTGAATTGCTAAATAATCTATGTCGCCTTCTAGTGTGAAGTTACCAAAAGGATTACCGCTACCATCTGTTCCTGCTTTTGCAAGATGATGTGTAACTTGTACTTTTAGTGGGCCAGACGCGATAGCAGTAGCAGTCTTAGGTTTAGAAGGTGCTTGACCATCTTTATCTATTTCTATTCTTGCGTTAACTGCAAAGTTAGCATTGACAGAAGAAGAGTCAGTATATAAATCTTCACCAGAACCATCATAAGATGACATTTTTTTAAAACCGGATTGGTCGACTACATTGACTCCTATTTGATAAGTTGCTCCAATTGTTAAATCTTGAATTAATAAACTCTCTGTTGCAACTCCTGTATAAGGAAAACTTGCAAATGAGTACTGACTATCTGTTGTTTTTTTATACCTTACTGTATAACTATGACCATCTGTTATTTGTGAACCATTCTCATTAGTTGGTCTTGAAACAACAACTCTTACAAATCCTTTTGAGTTACCAGTTCCATCTAAGTAACTACCTGCTTGTAAAGTTGGTGTTGATGGTAAATCTGGAATAGAAAATACTCCAGCAGTCTGTCTACTTAGTGAGTACTCTGAAAATCTTAAATCATCACCTATAGTTCTCATTGCATCACCAAGCTCTATTTGTGCTGAGCCATTTTCGTAATTTACATATGGTGTTAGGTCTGTATAGTTTCCATTTTTATCTCTGTAATAACATCCCATTCCATTTCTAATAGGATAAGTTATACCCTTGACACGAACTTTTATTGGATTTATAGTTTGACCTCTAAAAGATAATTCATACAAGCCTCTTGATTCAGCAGTAGCATCTGCAGCACTATCTATAAATCCTATATCTGGGTCAAAAGCATATATAAAATCTCCTACTTTCATATCTCCAGAAACTTCATATTGTTCTAAATCTAAGTTCAAAACTTTTTTAATTCTAGAAAGCTCATTTAATATTGTTTGAGCTCTGGTATTTAGTAAGTCTTCGTCAACTTGTGGTTCTTGTACCAAGCCAACTCTTTTTAAAGCGTTACCATGTAAATCTTTATATGGGTTAGATGCTAAGTTTGCTTCTCCAGCAACATCAGTAGGTATTTTAAAATATCCGACTTCACCAGTAAAGTCAACTCTTGAAACCCAGTCTATTGCATCAAACTCTGTTTTTAAGCCTTGAGGAACAACACCTTCCATTTCTGGGTCTTGTCCGTAAGCACTTTTAACAACAATTGATTTAGGCTGTGCAGTACCTACTCCTTCAAATAAATTAGCTGCAGGTCCAGCATCCAAGCTTCCATTCATATTAACTCTAAACTCAGTGTTTAAAATTTCTGATACGAACTGTAAAGCTGAATAAGCTGTTTCTACAAAGTGTGAACCAGTGTATTTATTGGATGGATTGCTAATTGTTCCTTGAGTTATAGCTTGTAAGTTTCCAGCTTCATCTCTAAGTAAACCAAGTGGCTTATTAGTTTGAGCCGTAGAATTAAAAAGCGTTTCAGCTAATGTGGCCCCTGTATAGTTTCTAACTTTACCAATGTTATTAGATTCAGCAATAACCATACCTTTGCCTTGGCCATCTCCCAAATAAAGAGCAAGTCCTTGTCCTTGAATAGAAACTTCTCCTTCTTCTAGTACTCTGTTTAAAACAATTCCTGTAAAAGAAGATAAGTTTTTAATTTCTGTATCTGTTAATGTCTTGATGTCTATTTCTTGTGGAGTTATAACAATATGTCCCCACTCTTCTATGGCGTGAACTATCTCAGTTGGTGTGAATTCTTGGCTAAAGTTTACAGCAAACCCGCCTCTGCCCATATGTTTCTCTGTTACTGGCATGTTAGGCTCTTACTAAACGGACATTTTCAAACATACTTTCTAAGTATTGGTCTCTTACAGCATCCGATGCATCTATTGATTGTGGGTTAGAAGAGTTGTACTCGTAACCAACAAAAGTTTTAAATGAGGCATTTGTTAAATGTATAAGTTTGTTTGTAGTGTCAGCTGTAAAGCCTTGAGGACTTCCAAAAATAAATTTCTGACCATAACTGTCAGCAGAGGATTCTTTTAAGTAACCAGTAGAACTTCCAAATGCTCCACCACCAGTTACCACATCCATGTTTACTCTAGTAGCAGCTGCTCTATCAGCAGTTGGTCCTTGAGCAATATTAATACCAATGTGATGAGCACCTCGTTTAACGGTGGCGTCAACGACTAGACGCCCATCTCCATTAGTATCTGAATAGGTAGAAAAACGAACAACACATTCATGAGGTTCATTCCTTAGTATTTGGGCTGTTTGCCAAAGTTTCCATTCTGTTCCAGAAGAGCCGGAAGTGATAGCTATTGTTCTATCGCTTACCCAGCTTCCATTGTCATAGAACTGAATTGTAAATCTTGATTGATTGCTAGTGCTACCAGATGTGAGCCTAATAATTCCATTAGATAAAGTAATACCTGTTGGGTTATTTTTAGACAAATACCCTGTCATAATTGTATTGTCTATAAGTATTTTTGATGCTCCTTTATAAAAATCAGCTGGGTTTACAACCCATTGAGCTGCTGCATCTCTTAAATCTGCGTCATAAAAAAAAGCTACATTACCATTTTCTGAAGCTCTGACTCCATCGGTTGGAGCTTTTTCATGATTGTAATTAAATGCACTAGTAGGTAAGGCGTGCCAAGGTGCATAAGTAGTCGAACCTGTAGTCACTGAATGACTATTTGTTAAAAGGGCACCAGACATGTTACTTTCAAACATCATCTCCGATACTCTTCCTTTTATTATAATTGATAAATCATATTCAAATAAGCCAGTTGCTAGTTTTTTAGAATCTACAGAAGCACTGTCTATTTCGCAATAACCTTCAAACTTATCATCTCCTGTATAAGTAAAAGGCAAAGTTAAAGATGAGTTGCCCATTGAAATTATTTCATCTCTTAATACTTTCGCTGCTACTACCGTATCAGCAACAAACTGACCTCTAAGATTTACTTCTCTATCTAAAGAATTTCTAGCTCCAGTTATTACTGAATTAAAATCAATACTTTCTGGAGAAGTAAAAGTCATTCTCCCTACTGTTATAGTATTAGCCATTTAGCACATATCCTTTGCTCTACATTGTTCGCAGTATCTATATTTCATTGAATAAAAATAATTACCGCATTTTGAATCTGATTCACATTTTTTAAGAATGTCATCTTGCTTATTGCTTAGAATACCTAATTTCTGATTGATTCTCCACCACCCATTCTTTGTTGTTTAAGTTGTATCTGAGTAATCGTTTTTACTGCAGCAGCAGTTGCTTGTGAGTTTGAATTCAAAAGTCCGTTGAGATTAACAGTATTGTTAGTGGTCTGACCGTTACCAAATCCGCTATTTTTTCCAAAATAACCTCCACCTTGAAAACCAGTTGATAGAGACTGATTGTACATAGATTGAGCATTTACAGATTTTTTAGGTAGAGTTGCAGAATATTGTCCACCCGGATTAAGTCCAAATTGTGATGTAAAACCAGATATTGCTGAAGTAGAAACTTGACTTCCAGATATGATTGCTGCAGCAGCGTTGGCTGGTAATCTAAGAGCAGTAGCCATTCTCTGTGCTTGCTTTACAGTAGCATTTCCTAATAGTTCCATAGACTCTATTATTTCAAGATTAGTTATAATGATTGCTTTTTGAGAATCTAAAACTAATTTATTAGCTTCTACGAACTCACGAGGTAATTCTGCAAGTCTTTCATTAATTTCAATTCTTCTCTCTTCAGCATCTGCAATTTCCTCTTGGCGTCTTACCTCAGCTTTTTGAGTGATTTCAGCAGCGTCTGCTCTAAGTTTATCCGCATCAGCTTGAGTTAAAGCTTTTTCTTCGATATTATCAATATCTTCTAATATTTTTTCTTTTTCTAAGTCTGCAAACTCTAACGAACCTTGTGCTGCAGCAAGCTCTACTCTTCTTAAATCTTTTCTTAATCCTTCTCTTCTTAACTGAGCGTTAGCACTTAGGGAAAAACCATTTCTAATTTGCTCTTCAATTTTAAGAGCTTCATTTATTAAATCTTGTTGCTCTAATATTTCTTCTGCAGTTTCAACTTGAGAATTATTTAAATCTACTAACTCTTCAGCTAAATCTACTTCTTCAGCTAATAAATCTAGTTCTTCTTTTTCAAGGTCTAGGAGTTCTTCTTTTGCTTCCACTAAATCCATATCCGCAAATTGTTTTGCGAAATCTAATTCAGCACCAAGAAAGATAGTATCTATCATATCTTTTAAATCTGAGGCTTGTTCCATAGCTTTTTGTATTGGCGTTAACTCTGCAGCCTTCTCTACTAGATGACCATATCTTATAAGCAATGCATCAATATCTTTGAATTCTCCAACAAGCTCTTTAGCTAACTTGAGTCTTCCTTCTTCAGAAGACATTAAATTTCTATTTCTATGTTCTTGTAGTCTTTTAAGGTCTAGTTGGTCTCTTAGCAAAACTTGTAGTTGTTCAGCAAAAGGTATATTTTGTCTCTCGGCTTCTATAATTAATAGGTGCATTTGAAGTTGGTCTTTTAAAATTACAACTTTTTCCTTATTATGTTTATTTCCGTGTTTGCTTAAAGTATTAATTTCATCAACAAGACTTAATATTTCTGAATTTTCAGTCAAACCTGCAGCTTCTAGGTCTTCAACTACTTGAGACACATCTACATCTTTAAATAGCAAATCTCCAACTCCTGCAATATTTTTTAAATCATTGACTAATCCAGTCTGTAAACCATCAGCTATTTGCTTTGAAGCTTCTATACCTTCTTCTGTCAAACTACCAGATTTTATACCTTCTTGTACTCCTTTTTTTATAGCTTCTGGTAGACCCTCAGCTATACCTAAAAATACTTCTTCTGTAAATACTTCTGCAAATTCGTCACCTTTAGCATCTATTTCAGATAAAGTATTTGCCATACTTTCTACATTTTTTTCAAAATCTCTTATTATTCTTTCTGATTTACCTAGTTGATTTAAAGCAACAAGTATTGCGGTTATTGGGCCTAAAGCTTTTTTAATAAATGGTGCAATTCTTTGAAAAACTCCTTTTAAGAATGTTACGACTTTACCAGCTTCTTGACCAGTTGCAGCGACTTTTGCCATACCCGACCTAACTAAATCTAAAATTGCAGCGACTCCAGCGGAACCCGCAAGGACACCTAATAAAGCATTAAATGCGGTACTAGCTTGTCCTAAAATTCTTTGTAAGCCAAGGAAACCATTAACAATATTTATAGCTACATCTAGTACTGCTTTAAAGACTGGTAAGAAAACATCTCCCATTGGTATTAATAGTGCATTGAATGCAGCTTTTAATTGTTGAACTTTATTAGATACGGTATCCATTCTTGTTGCTACTTCTGCGTTTAAAGCATTGCTGACTAAAGCTTCATTTCTCGCTAATGCAATAGCTTCAGCAAGACCTTTATTATTATTAGCTAAAGATAAAACTGCTCTTGATGTTCTTACATTATTAAGGCCTAAAGCTTGTAATACTGGAGTTACCGATTCTCCACTTTTTGCCATAAGAGATAATCCTTCTAAGAAAGATTGAACGGCCACAGCTCCATCTTCTTCAAATGCTGTTTTGAAATCTCCACCAATCATTCTATTAAGAACACTTAATTTTTCAAAGTCTCCCTCCTTGACAGCATTACTTACATTCATAAATAATTTACCAAGTGCTGTAGAACCAGCTGCTGCTTGAACACCTGCAGCTCTTGTGGCGGCTGAGAAAGCTAATATATCTTCAGCTGATAAACCAGCGACATTACCAGTGGCACCAAAGTTTTGTGCTAATGTTAATATTTCCGATTCCGTTGCAGCTACATTGTTACCTAACTGAACGAGTACTGAGCCAAATTTTCCAACAGAAGCTGTTGTATTGTTTGTAACATTTAAGAATCTTGCGAGACCAGTTGCTGCTTGGGTACTTGTCATGTTTGTAGCTATACCAAGTTTTGCTGCTACTTCAGTAAAGACAGACACATCTTCAGCTGCAACTCCAAGCTGACCTGCTACAGAAGCAATCCCCGCTAATTCATTTGCAGTTACAGGAAGTGTAGTTGCTAGACCTAACAAATCTTTTTGTATTTCTTTAAAAACTTCTGGGTCATCAACATCTGCCATAGTTTTTTTAACCATAGCAAAAGCATCTTCAAATTTTATTGCCGCACTTGCTCCTGCTGTTAGAGCTACTGCTAAACCAGCTATGACTGCTAAACCGGCTGCATTTGCAGCTGCATTCATTGGTTTAGCTATAGCTTGAGAAGTTTTAGTTGCCATTGACATTACTTGACCGCCAAGCTTATCGCCCAGCAGCCTAGGGACTACATCAATTACTATTGTATTATTACCAGCCACTATATACCTAAGTCTTTCATTGCGTCTTCGATACTAATTTGTACTTTGGGTGGTTCATTTGGTTTATCCATTAATTCCTGTTGCATTTCTCTAATGTAGGGTGCATAGAATGAGGATTCTTCTGAAACAAGACTAAAGATGAGATTTTTAAACAATCTCCAAGTTAAGTCAAAAGGTTTTAAGTTAAAGAACCGATGGAAATCTGATTCTACAGTGCTCCATCTTTTTAAAATATCATCGTAAGTGATACTTATTTTGGGTCTTCTTCTTCTCCCCCTTCGACATCATCAGTCTCTTTTGGAACAACCCCGTACTCTTGTAACAAGTAATTTAAGACTTTTTCTAATTGAGTCCAACTTACATTGTTGTCGAGCATATCGTTGAATATTTCTTTGCCTATTAAAGCTGTGAGCCATTCACCGAGATTTTGTTGCTCAATGCCACCTTGTTCATTTGTTAACTTTAATTGTGTTAACACTACTTTCGCTGGTAGCTGTGCTGGTGCTTCGTACACTTTTCCAGCTACCTTGAAAGATAATTTTTCTTCGTCGGCTTCCGCCACTGCTTCATCAAAATCTTTAAATTCTGACATCGATAACCTCCTTATCGTTCTATTTAATTATTAACTATACTGTGTCAATAATTTTGAATAAATTTTGGAATGGAGCATCACTATTTGGCTTCAATACTTTATATTCAATAGTAATTGTTACCTTTTGTGGTGCTTTTGCATGCGTCATTGAAAACGCTCCAACATTGACTGCTCTAGGAACATGGATATCTCTCAATTTCGCTGTTCCTGCATCGTCATGTCCCGGAGAGTTAACTCTTAACAACAAACCATACTCTAAGAAAGAGTCAGTTGCTGGTGGAACTAATGTTGTATAGCCGGATGCCGGTGCACTCGTTGCGATTGTACCGCCAGCCATAGCTAGTTTCAAGTTTGCAAGGGAACCCTGTGCGAGTTCTCCAGTTATTCTTACTTCTTGAGCAGTTTTGATTGTCTTAATTGGGTCAATCTCTTCTGCTACTAGAACATCTTCAAATGTCTTATCATATTCTAATGAAAATCCACCTTCAGAATATCCTATATCCGTCCAATATGTATTCGCTGGAGTAACACTTGTATTGGTTGGGAATACCACATTTGGGCTTCCTCCATTTAAGTCTGACTCTAACGCTGTAAAAAGTGTACCAGTTCCCAAAAGAACTTCAGTAATACTTTGTGCCATTTTATCTTACCTACCTATATCTAAAGAGCTTGTCACTCTTCTTCTTCTATTACTTTGTCAGTCCCATACCATTCATCATCGCTAGATATTTCATCTTTAACATCAGAGATACCTTTAATTTCTCCCATTCCTTGACCTTCAGTAACAAATGTAGGAATTAAAACTTCGCCCTGTTTGGTTTGACTATCTTTTAGTCTGTTCCAATCAGATTCTTTTAATTCTATCCACTCTTTTGAGTCAAAGATAATATCAAGTTTTTCATCCCTAATGGAATCAAAAACTCTAATAAAAGGATTCAATTTTACATTTTTCATGTACTTGCTCCGTATATCATTACTACTTCTATATTATAGCGTGCTAAACCGAGCTCTGGTTCTTCTATACGAGTAGGTCCTCCTTGATTATTAAATCCATAAATAGTTCCAACCTCTCCACCAGTGCTTGTATATTTTTTTGGTTTAGCATCAAAAGTATTGGCAATAATCTTGGCTGCTAAATCATATGCCTGTGCATAATCTGGTTGTCCCTTAGAACCCGTATTACCGTATTTACCACCGTAACAATCTATAAATAAATTAGCTTCGTATATTAAAACTTCATCAGCACTTGGTGCACCTCCTAACTGCGTAACCGTTAGAAAAGGTAGTGTTGCTCCATTTGGCAATCTTGTTGCTATTCTTGTTCCTACTAAAGAAGATATTTCAGATTGAGCTAATGCCCAAGTTCTAAATAATACTTCTGCGTCTGGTAATTGTTGAACCATTTTAACCTAACTTTAAATTCAATGCATCTCTGACTATTGCGTCAAAATCTTTTGTTTTTTTAGTATCTGTCAACACTGTTGCCATTCCAGAAGACTGAAGTCTCTGTATAGCAAGTGTTGCACCTTTTCTCATCATAGCACCTTTACCGGTTGCTTTATTCACAGCTCTTCTATTAGTGTTGCTTGTTTTTAATGATTGAGCTTCGGTAGGAATATTGGGAAAATATCTTAAGGTATACCCAGCTCCTATATTAAATCCGGGACCTTCTCCATATTCTATTTTTAAAGCATAGTTAACATCTGAGGAACCTATGCTTGCACTACCTACAGGTATTGCCCCACCTTTAACTTTTTCGTATCTTAAATTTGTTTGTAAAGTACTTCTTAATTTTCCTGTTTTAACAGGAGTAAAGTTATAAGCTTGTTTAGCAATATCTTCAGTAACTGTTTCAATAACTTTTTGTACTTTTCTATTGTGACTTAAATTCCTAAAATCCACTTTTCCATATGCTTTAGTTATTGGTCCGGGATTCACACCTTGTCCCCTAAAAAGTCTTTTAGTTACGCTGTCAAATTCTTTTTGCATATTAGCACCTAATACAGACCTAGCTGCACGAGAAAATACATTAGAACCGGGAATTTTCATTAAAGCTCTACCAGTTGTACGACCACCAAATCTTCTAAAAGCTCTTTCTCCAGCACCTTCAAAATCCGAAAGGTCTACACCATCTTGAAGTTGTCTAATAGTCTTTCCTATAGCTTTAGCATCTCCCATAATTCTTCCTGCTGTTAGAAAAACATTTCTTGTTTTATTTACTACTTTTAAAGACGGGATACCGGGTAGTGAAGCAATGTCTCCTACAAATATTGAATACTCGTAAAAAAAAGTTCTTAAGTCGGTGATTTTTTTTATTTTGTCAAGATTATACCTTGAATTTACTTGTCCAGCAGTTCTTCTACCGCTTCTTAAAGTACGACTTATTTTGAGTGCGGCTTTAGCAGCCATTAGTAACCAGAGTCTATGCGGAGTTCTTTATAAAAGTCATTTCCAAATCTATCTTTGATTGACTTTATGTTCCTTACATTATAATTAGTCGAATTGTAAACCAATCTATCAGACATAGATATAGAAGTGCTTGCTGGTACGATGACTTTGAATTGTTCATTTATTTCTACCCTTCCTTCTGTTTCAGTTTCTATGAACCCACCCATTTCAATAACTTTTGCTTGAATACTGGTAGCACTACCAAATGATGAAGTTGAAAGACCTCTGTCGTCGACAGCACTTCCGGATAAACTTTGTATTGATATTGTATCGTTTAATAGTGATGTTGGTACTTTGGGCATAATGTAATTATACCAAAAGAAAACCCCCTCACAGTCACATAAGGGGGCTACTTTCTATAAATTATTAGTACTACTTAAGGGAATACCCAAGTTCTCTAAAATAACTTAAAGTCTCATTTTTAGCCATATCAAAAGAATTATCGAAACCTTGTCTAAGGTACTTCTGATACAAGCCTTGAAATTTCTTAGAGTATGTTTGTAGTCCAGTTGCACTTCTTGTATTTTTTGCAAAATACTCTTGTGGTAATGGTCCTAACTCTGGTACACCAGAACATATCTTTTGGTCAACAGTGGGTTCTGTGACATTTCTGTCATAGTAATACTTGCGAGCCATATCTTTTACAATATTTTTACTTCTTACAGAATATCCGTCTAAAGTATTTTTATCTTTGTAAAACTCTGAAACTGGTAGCCATTCGCCTGTAGTTGCACATCTTTTATGTGTTGGGTTAAGCTTTTTATCATAAGCTTGTTTTAATGCTAGTTGAACCTCGTTAGCAAGTGAAGGGTTCTCTTTCATCCAATTTCTAAAAGTTACTTTACCGAAATCATAATGTTCGTAAGTTCTAGCTGTATTTAGTGTACCTTTACCTTCTCTAATAAATTCAACGATTTGTCTAGAAATCTCTGGATTATAGTCAATTCTTTTACTAGTAGGCACTCCTAATTTAATCTTCATTAATCTCACATTTTCGTGAGACATTTCCCAGTCTTCTCCCCATTCTCTAAGGGTTTTATCTGGAAATCTTTTAAATAAAAACTCTGCTTGGTCAAGCGTGGGTTTCATTTGTATCCTCCATCTCGTATACTTATATAATAAGTATTCCATATAAGTTGTATTTTGTCAAGGATTTTTTACAATTTTTTCCCTTTTCTGTCAAGATATGCTATAATAATGGTGTGTAACAAAGGAGGAGAAGTTATTTTGGTAACTGAACCCGAAATTATTGCTGTAGATGAGCATCAAAAACTAATGAAAATTGGTGAAAAAACTCTTCATTTAACTTGGAATAAATACACTCAATGCTGGGAAGCTGAGATATTTGTTCTGAAACAAGATAGATATGGTCGTTTTTTCAATGAATACCACACATCCGTGACTGGTAACTCTGAACAGGAAACAATAAAGAACGCTATAGAATTAAAAATTAATTCTTGACAATAGTTAAAATATAGTATACAATTAAGCTATGAATAAAGAAAAACTATGATAACTAGTTGTATGATATTTCTAGCTAGCTTCAGCACCGCTGAAATGCCTGTAAAAGAAAACTACCAAACTATTCAACAAGTACAAGAATGTACTGAACTTATTCCATCGACAATGATTGAATATATTCCGTTTTATGTAGAGTTTTATGACGAAGAACATTTGTATAAAGCTTTAAGAATTGGTTGGTGTGAATCCAGAGGAAAACAATCTGCTTATAGAAAAGAAGATAATGATTCTGGAGTAATGCAATTTATTCCAAATACTTGGAATTGGGTTGCTGAAATGTTTGATATACCTTTATGGGATGAAAATGTATTGACTTACTTTGGAGTTCCCTATAGGATAGTTGACTTTAATCAAATACCATATATTGATATAGAAGGATGGGCTTATACTAAAGCTCAGTTTATTCCATATTTAAATATTCAAATGTCAGCACATTTGGCAGAAGATATATATACTAAGAAAGATTTTAGAGATTGGAACTCTAGTAAATGGTGCTGGGAAAACCCTAGATACTATGAAAAAAAATGGAGAAGTGAAGGATTTTAAATGACACAAAATAGTGGTCACATAACAGCTAAGAAACTTACCGGTACACCTAGAAAGAGTAAAAATTTTGGTGAAGGTAGAATTTGTAGTAATGAGAATTGTAAACAAATTATGAGTAAATATAATCATAATAAGTTTTGTTATGTACATGCTCCAGCAAAAATACCTAGAACTCGTGGACAAATTTTAAGATAATGGAAAAAAATAATTGTAAAGTTTATGTAAACGAAAGAGGAACTTACCTAAGTATATGCAATTGTGAATACGGCCAAGCCTTTCACGAATGATATTTAGTAAAGACTACAGATGGGATGATTTAGACGATGAGTTATAAACCTTTGCCAGAAGAACTAGAGATAAGAAATAGCGGCATAGAAGGAAAAGGTCTTTTTGCTAAAGTCATCATTGGGCATGGAACGAACTTAGGCCTTACCCATGTGTTAAATGCAGATTTTGAAGATGGAAGAATAAGAACTCCACTAGGAGGATTTATTAATCATTCTGATAACCCTAATTGTGAGTTAATAGCTATAGGAAAATATTTTTACTTAATGACTTTAAAAGATTTAATGCCGGACGAAGAACTTACACTAAAGTACACTTTGTACGATATTAGAAGGACTGCTTCCGTTTAGAAGCTTTTCTGGCTTTATTTTTCATAGATTGAGAAACCTTAGAAGGGTCAGTATTCCAATCAACCCCAACAGTTCCGTATAGGTAAACATTGTTTGGTAATTGTCTCTTACAAGTTTTTTTACATTTTTCACATTTAATTTTTGGGTCTTCATGGATTGAATGTGTAACTTCAAATAAATGAGAGCAATCATTACATTTGTAATCATACCTAGCCATTATCTAATAATATTTCCGTGCCTATCAACACCAATATTGAGTTCACGAAGTTTAATTAATTTTTTTTGAGGGTTGCCATTTTTATTTACCCACTCAACAGTAGCTCTAAATTGTTTAGGAAATTTTTGTTTATAATCACGAACAGCTTCTTTTAAACCTTTGCCTTTAACAGTAATAGTTTCGTTACCATCGAAAAGATAGTCGTACTTTTTCACGGTTAATTACTTTTTAGATTTTTTTTGTTTTATGGGATATTTTTTACAAACAGCCATATAAGAGTTAACTACATTGTCCATATCTTGAACTAAGTTAACTTTTTGCATTCTTAAACTGTTCATTTGTTCAATAACAGCTTCTGCAAAGACTGGAAAGTCTATTCCCATCAAGAAAGCTTTTCGTTGTGCTTTATTAAATTCTATATCTATTTCTGACATAATTATATTCTAGTCTAAAATATGTGCTGATGTGAAGTATTGGCGTTTATATTTAGACAGTGTCGATTTATCTTTATTAGTAAGAAGTTCGTTATCTAATAGTTCTGTAACAGATTCGTATGTTGCTGAGTAGTCACCTAATGATTCTGACTTTACTAATTGAAACTGTGAGTCTGTAGTTTTATCTGCTGCGTGAGTACCTACATCTCCAGTACTTTGTTGAGAACCTAAAGCAGCAGCAGCTACAAATAGTTTTCCTGCAGCTCTTGCACTTATAAGTTTTATATCTACTGGAATATTTTCAGCAGCACCTTCTGAATCAGAATAACCTGCTACATAGGTTATAACTACATTTTGCAATCTTATGCTTGACCAGCGTTTACTACCTGTTTTTTTAATTCTTCCTAATTCTTTATATACAACATAGTGCTCTTGATTACCTTCTGTTAAAGTAACTGCATCTTCTACAATTGAAGTTACAGAAATAATAGGAGCTACTTTTGTGAATATTTCTTCTTGGTTATTGCCATCAAATGTGTCTACAACACCAGTGGCGTACTCTAATTCATAACCTAAATAGTTTTTTATAGCAGCATCTGCTGCTTTAATAAATATGTTTGTTACTGTCGTTTCGTCCGCTGAGGACATATCAACACCAATAACACTTTTAACATCTGAAACAGTACTGAGTGCCATTGGCTACGACCTACTTGTCTTCAGCTGGTTTTTGTGCTTTAGTTTCTGGAGCTTTCTTAGCTGCAGCTTTTTTAGGAGCAGCTTTTTTCTTACCCCATCCGTGCATTTCAAGATAATCTGATTGATATTCTTTACCGGCATGAGCAATATTGTCTGCGTTACCTTCTGGGCATTCATTTACATTACCTTCCCACAAAGAACCATCTTGAAGCTTCCAGATATCTTTCTCTACTTTTATAAATTCCATTTAAATTTTTTTCCTTTTTCTTGGTTTGTAATGGGGGAACTTAATCCCCCATTACTATTTGTTATTAAAACAAATGTTATTACATCTGTGTTAGTTTACAGAATGCAGTTGGTCTATAGACTACGAGACCTACTCTCATTGTTGCTCTAATAGCTAATTTTCCTTTAAGGAAAAAGTCACTATGAGAGTCTGATACAGCAAGGTCGATTCCTTGCTTCATCACAAGATGAGCAGCTTCGCCGCCACCAAACCTACCAACCATTTGTGTTCCTGCAGCAACTGCAGAAGTTGTAACGACTGGTAGACCCCAAAGTCTTGGGGTTACATCTGCACCAAAGCCACCAGCAACCATAAATAATGGGTTCTTAGCAGCAGCACCAGATGTTGTAGTAGCGATATCAGTAACTGATGTTACGATGTCGTACCAATCTGATGGGTGCATAATTATTGCATCTGGTTCTACAAATGCATCTTTTCTAATTTCTGTAATGGCTTGATAGATTTGTCCTAATCTAGCAAGTTCACCGGAATATGACCCATATGCAAATGAGTTAATTCCAGTTGTGTTTAATAGACCTTTTAAGTTAGGTGCAGTACCATTACCATCCAAAATTTGTCCGTCAAGTCTTAGTTTCATCATTGTACCAAGTCTTGAGTTGACATAACCTTGAATTCCGTTTACATCTGAAAGAAGTTCTTCAGTCACAGGCAAGAAAACACCAATTTTTCTTATTGATGCAGTCTTTTCAGTGAAGTCTAATGTAGCTTCAGCTGTTGTTGCCTCTTCTGCTTGTTCAGCAGCAGCGTTTGTGAATGTAGTTTCTTCCATATATGCAAACGAATTTTGGTCAGTTTCGATTTGGTCAAAAAGACCAATCACTGCGTTTGGGTCTCTAAGAGCGGACTCTAAGATTCCCGGTTGTCTTAACACTTCTGGTGGGAAGTTCTGAGATAAACCCGCACCTAATGTAGCTTTATAGCCCATAGGTGAGAACTTAACTGTTGAGTCAAGGCCCTTACTTCCGGATTCTTGATATCCTTTGTAAGCGTCAGTGTTGATAAAGGATTCACCAATTGTTTTAGGTGAATTATCTACTTCTTCAGCTGCATATACTGCTTCATCCATAGCTTTTTCGTTTTTAGCTTTGGATTTAGCATTATTAGCTGCATCAACTAACTCAGCAAGCTCAGTATTAAGTCCATTGATAGCATTTTTTTGCTCAGCAGAATACTTACCGTCATCTACTGGATTATCAAAGACTTCTTTTAACTCAGCCCTCTTTTTTTGAAGTGTTTCTTTATTATTATTCATTTAATTTTTCTCCAAAATTATTATACTTATACTTAGTCTTCGTCTAGTTCTACAAGAATTGATTCAGTAATAAGATTTTGTGATTCAGTAAATAAAGCGTCTATTTCATCATCAGCATCTTCGACACTGGCTTCTGGAACTTCAACTTCCTCTACTTCCTCAACTTCTTCTACTTCTTCTTCAACTTCAACATCAACTTCTACTTCAGATTCTTCAATCTCAGCTTCTTCAACGACAGCTTCTTCAGTAACTTCGGTAGTAGCTTCGACGGTATTACCTTGAGTTTCCTCAACAGGGTCTTTGGCTGCTTCTTCAGTTTCTGCAGTTTCTGCAAGTCGAACATTAGCTTCAACTAAAATATCATCTATTTCAGTCCATGCATCATTGAGGTCTTCTTGTACTGCTCTTAAAGCAGAACTAGCCCTCTCCGATAGTGTCCTTCCATCTTTCGAGCGTAAAACTCCAATAGCTTTCGCTCTTACAATGAGGTTCTCCAACGCTGCAAGCACATCTTTGACCTCTTCAGAGAATCGTTTTCCTGTCATGCTGGAATCCGTTTCTGAAATCTTTTCTTCACCCTCAGTAGAAGTATCTTTTTCTTCTTCATCTGGGTCTAAATCTTTCTCATCTTTAGCTATAGTGGCTTCATATTCTGTATGAGATTTACAAGGCATAAAGACATCTTTGTCTTCTACTTTGTGAATATGGTGACCTGCACAGCCAAGTTCTTTTGCTCTTGCTTCTGCTTCTTCAGCTGAATCAAATACATCAGTTGCTAAAGCTTCCTTGCTTTCAGAGTTTTCATATACGGTATCTTCACCTGTTTTAATAGCAAGGGTGTAAGTTTCTCTGTTAGCACCAACAAGCACTGGAGATACCTCAAAGACCTCTAAGTCTTTCAAATATCTGACATCGTGCTCTTCATCGGAACCATCTTTTTTAAAAGCTCCTACTTCGTAATCATTGATTCTAAAACCAAATGACCATTCTTGTAGGTCTCCCATTTCTTTGGCTAAATTATAAGCCTCCTTACCAGCCTCAGTTCCCATAAAGAAACTTCCTTCAAATATAGCTTTATCGTCATCTGACTTTATGACGCCTTTTCCAATTGGCTGGTCCCACTTATGGGCAAATACCATCGGTACTTGGTTGTCCTTGAAACCCGACTTTATCGCTCCGGGAACTATTACATCCCCATCTGTGTCTAGTGTGTTGTAAACTGAAAATACAGCTTGTACTGTACCTTTTTCATCATCTATAGTCTTAAATTCTATAGATTTGTTAATCTTTTGTTCTTCACTCATGCTATTAATATCCCTTTTCGTATATCATTATATATTTTAGCTTGTCAAATCGCCCTTAGGAGCAAGAAGTGCCTCAACTGCTTTTTTCCTAGAGTCTTCCTTTTTCTTTTGTTCATTGACAATTTTTTTCATAGCAGAAACTCCGGATGAAGTAACTCCACCCCATTTCATCACAGCAATAGTACCGTTGAGTCTATTGTTCTTTTTGTGACGATTCATAAATCTCTCTCTTCTTTTGACCCAAGACAAAACTGCAGAACTTCTATCTCCACCTTTGTACTTAGTCCAGTTTCTATAAGCGTCATTACCCGTAAATGCTGTTGGAGGGTTGCCTCCAGTTCCTGCTCTCTTCCATATCTTTGGATAATTTTCTTTTAGATTTTTAACATATGCGTGGTCTGGAAATTGCTTATGTTGTGAATTAGACAAACTTATTTTTTGGTTATCACCACTTCTTGGGTAGTTAGTAATATCTTTTGGAGCTTTAGATTCTCTCCAATCTGAAATTTTTCTTAATTTAGAAAATGGCATAGTTACATCTCTATCTGTTTTTTTATGAGAACCATTTTCCATAATTGCCCAAACAGTCATAGTTGCTTCTTTATCTGTACTATTTACAGATTTAACAATTCCGTGAACAACTGATGGTGGGTCTGGGTCTTTATTTATTGACCAAGATACAGAATCACCTACTGCAACTGACATAGCTTTAACTGATTTTTTAGAACTTAATGGATGACCACTAGGAAGTAAGTCTTGGTCAAAAGCTGTTCTTGGAAATCTACCTTTTAATCCTTTAAGGAATGCATTAACTCTGGCCACTCCCCACTGGGTTGCTGATGAAACATTACCTCTAACAGAAGAAGGATTACCACGATAAGCGCCAACACCTCTTCTGAATACTTGGGCTAGCATTCCATAGCTAGCTTTATACTTAGGATTTTTAGCATTATGGTCTTTTACTTTTTTCTGTAAAACTTTTTTAACTTTCGCAGAGATAGGTGCTTTTTCTTCTAATTCATTAATACCATAAGGTACTTCTGAGGATTTAAATTCCATTGAAGTATCAATAATGACAGTTTTTTTCTTTTTAGGTTTTTTAACAATTCTGCTTCTTCTTACTTGTGGCGGGAATCCTCCAGTGTTTAAAGTTGTTTTTTCATCATCTTTAGGCTCTGGAATAAGTACACCTGTGTCTCCTTCAGCTACTGCAACCATGTTTAATGGTCTTAAATAAACATTGTGGGAGTTATCGGCATCAAGTCCTAAGCTATTTCTTGCTTCACCAATTGTTACAAACCCACCTTGTACAGCTGAGTTCATTGATTTAACTAAATCTTGTCTATCTGTAGATAAGGCTCTAACCATATCTAAGTCGTAACTTGCTTGATAGTTATAGTCTCCATCTTCAAAGTCTGTGTGTAATAACTGATGTGTAAGTTCAGAAGCAACAGCTGACCACATAGGAATCATCTTTTGTTCAGTAAAAAATTCTCTGAGTTCTTTTGTGTTGTTATAAGTAGCAGCATCTAAACCTGCACCTAAGCCAGCAAGAATAGCTGGAACACCAAGTACTGCAGAAACTCTTTCTTCTGGAAGCCTTCTTAAGGCTTTGAGGTTCATTTGTTCTGGTGTGAAAGATAAAACATCTACATCCATTGCACCAGTCATAATCATTGGTGCGCCTCTGTTAGCACCAGAAAATTTATTTTTAAAAGCTTGTGCAATTGCGTCAGCTTCTTCTCTTGAAGGGCCACCCATAGAATCATCTTTTGGACTCAAGATAACTCCGGGTACAGCCATGTTGTGCAACAATGCGACAGCAAATTGACCTGCTGCCTCGTCACCAGCTAACTCTCTCATTACTGAGCGTAGTGGTGAAAAACCTCTTCGATGGTCGTCTGGGTCCATGCCTTGACGGATGTGGACGACATTCTCACGAGGTAATTCTACAAAATCTGGATTCAAACTGTTACTTTGCTGTACAGCATGATATTCATAATGTGTGATTAATTCTTTTTGATTACCTCGTACTTTTACATAACTAGGCATCAAAGGAATAAGTTGTACTACTTCTCCTTTATTATTTTTAACTTTAAGTAAGAAAGCATCACCATGAGCTGCCAAAGAAGTTACTAAGTAATGTGATAAAACTGCACCAGAAATAAATTCGTTAGGCCTTGACAGAAGTATTTCCATTGGATGGTTTTTTACTTCTTGTTTACCATTCTCTGTTTTTTTATAAATCTTCAGAGTTGACTCTGCGAATGAGGTTGCTAAAACATTAACACAAGAGACTACAGCAGAGTTTCCTAATCCATCGCCCATTTCTTCAATGAGTTTATCGGGAAAATATCCCGACTTTGTATTGTGACCCCAAACAGAACCTTGCGATTGTTCGTATTTGTCTAAAGGCCCTCTTTTTAAATCTATTCTTTGCGGTGGTTTCTGTAGATAATCTACAGTTTTTCTATAAAAACTTTTTTCTTCAGCCATTTAATAAGCTTCCCATTTTCTCTTAGTTGCACTTTCTAGACAAGCATACGCCAAAGTATCCACAATATCATCGTGGACACCAACAGGAAAAGTTAGGAGTTCTCGTTCGACTTCTCCTACCCAATCTTCATCCTTAGGGAAGAACACTAGTCCTCTTTCCATCTTAGCAGACAAAGGAAGTGCTCGTGAACGCTTGTCTTTATCAGCTCTTAGTTCTTTAATCCTTAAGCCTTCTCTTCTTGCAAATTGTACTATAGCTAGCTGATAACCAGTCTTTTCAATACCAACCCATTCTAAGTTATGTATACCGACCATCTTTTTAATTGCTGGAACAATATCCGGTGCTTCCATTCTCTGTCTATGCATATCTAACATAAACAACCTGTCTGATTCAAGATGATGACCGAATACTGATATTACTGTGTAATCTGCAGATTCTTTTGTTGAAGCAGCTAAGTCAACAGTTGCATACTTTACTAAATCTCTATTGATGTCAAACTTTTCTCCATCAGCCCAAAGAGAGCCAACTCCAAGTTTGTAATAGTTAAACCAGTGATTTCTGAACATTTGAGCACCTTCAGAGATAAATTCAGCTAAATATTCTTGTGCAAAGACTAATTCTCCTAAGTCTTCTCTTGCTGATTCAACTTCTGCTGGGTCTATAATCGGATTAGCTACTGTTGGATATTGAAATCTACCCCAATCATCTGCTTTTTCTGCCTTTTCCCATAGGTGATAAAACCAATTGTCCATTCCAATAGGGGTTGATATAAATAATGCAGAACCTTTATTTTCAGTAAGAGTGGGTCTTAATACTTCTGTCCAAGTTTCTTCTCTAACAAAAGCTGCTTCATCCATAACTAGGAAGTTCAAACCTTCTCCACGAAGTCTTTGAGGATTGTCAGCAGATTTAACAGCAATTGAGCCACCACCCGGAAATGTAACAGTCATATCTCCAACTTTTACTTCAACTCCGGATTCTTTAGGAAAAGCAGCAGCAGCTGCAACTACATCTCTCCAACCAACTCTTGCTATAGAAAAAGTAGGAGCTACCCACCATACACGGCCACCTTCAAGTGCTTGTTCTATACATAATTGAACTCCAAGTCTAGATTTGCCGAACCTACGACCAGCACACAGTATTTTCCACCTTGATGGGTCATCTTTTACTGTTTGTTGTGCTTCATGCAAATCTGGAAAGTCTATTGTATAAACTCTTTCTTTTGTGTCAGCTACATCTTCGAGTATATCTCTTGGCATAACTTCATAGTAACACTAAAATTACATGTATTAGAAGAGACTCTCTCTCTTTTATTGAAAGACCTCTAGCCAAGACTGGAGGTTTTTCTTTTTTTAAGAGACCAATAGATTTTATTAACTAAACCTTTTCGGTAATTTGTTAAGAAAAATAGACTAAACAGTAAAGAATTCCAAATTATAGGAGTAGAGGCATCATTAATGTTTTCTTTAGACCACAGTACATGTTCTTTTATTTGTTTTTTAATATAATAAATAGCTTTTTTTAAACCTAACTTATACCAAGCATTAAAAAATAAATTTATATAAGATAACCAAGTACGCTGTTCCCAGCTTATATGACCAAACCAGAATCCATATTCTGAACCATCGTGTGAATGTCCATAATAAGGATGTAGTATTTCTGGATTGTTTAGAAAGCTAGCAAATTTGTGTGAGTGTTTATGACACAATCTAAACCACATAGGTTTATCAAATATATCGTCACAAAAATCACCATAACCGCCGGTTACTTTAAGGTCTAAACCACCCTCACCATTTGCTTCCATAGGTAACCCACACGAGCTAACAGCACATTTGCTGTATAACTCTACATGTTTTTCTGTTGTTGACATGATACTCCTTTAATAATATCTAATTTCATCTCTATCTTTGATAGCTCATCCTCTATCTTCATCTTTCTGTTAATGAGCTTTAGAGTCTCATCGTCAATCCATTTAGTTTCTTTGTAAAACATATCTCCCTTAAAAATAGGGATAGTCAGTTCAGCAATTGGGGCTGCCTTCTCTAACTATCCCTAAAACTTATTTTTTAGCCAACCACTCTTCTACAGAGTACTTTGGATAATAACCGTCACCAGCAGTTCCCATTTTTGGACATGGACGACTCCAGCTCTCTCCATAATATTCGTGAGATGTTTTTGGCTCATCACAAACCCTACAAGGAATTTGTGCTTCTATTCTTTTAAATTTTGCTCGTTCTCTTTTAAGAACTTCTGCATCAGTCAATTTTTCTGTCATAACTTTAAAAGATGTCTTTAAAGTTTTAGAACGAATAGCCTCACCATCAGAATCTAGAACTTTAGTTCTTATTGATGGAACCGTATTCCCTTTAGGCTCAAAGTAATCTAACACATCTTGCTTTGAATTAGCTTCCACTGTCACTAGCTTGTGTTTAATCAATTTAACTGTATATATATTTTTAAATGTTCTAGGGCTTTTTCTTCTTCCCATAACTTACCTACTTTCTGTTTGTTTTATATATTAACTATATCATACTTAACTATATTTGTCAAGTATATTTATAATTAATTTTCTTTGGGTTTCGTCCACATATGAACGCTGTAGTTAAGATTACTATCTTTTAAAGAATCGTTTACCATAGCAATTGCCTCTTCCATTTCAGTGGAAGAGCTAAAAGTAAAATCTACTGTCAACTCTGACATAGCTCTTTTTGGGTCTGTATCTGTATATTGATATATACCGTGGTCAATTTCTTCAGTTATTGTATTTTCTTCATTCATAATTTATCTTCCTTAATTTGGTATATAACCAGTATATCATGGATAGATAAATTTGTCAAGTTTCAATAAAAATTATTCTAGGTACGACTCTCCGAAGAGAGTCGACGATGGGAGGGTATCGGTGAGTGTAAATTAGTTGCCTAACTTACAACCGACATATTAATATTATACCCTCTTCAATCGTCCTTATCGTGCAGTTGCCTGTACGAAGTTTCAATCATAAATCTTGCTGTCCCACAAGATATTACGAAAGACTATTCTTCTTCTAAATCAAAACTTACATACTCTTCTATAAGGTCGTCAATACTAATGTCCATATTTCCTAAATTTAACTCAAGAGCTCTGTAAGTTTGCTCAATTCCTTCTTGTTGACCGCTCCATTGAGCCCACTCGTTTGGATTTTGCAATTTAGAAGGTTGGCTTATTTTGTTTACAAAGTGTAAAGTTTCTAATTCATAAACTCTACCAAGCACTAGTTCATGCTTCTTCATTTTTTTACTTGTATCCCATGAGCCACCGAGTATTTTATATTCCATTGTTATTCCTCTTCTTTCAGAAATTCAGCCATTATCTCCTCTGATAAATCTCGATTTTCTTTTAATGCTTCAACCATTGTAGTCAAATCTTGCAATTGCTTAAACTCGTTATATTGTCCTATAAATTCTTTATAGTCATCACTATTTACATCTTGAGTACCATTCTCAACTCTTTTTTTCATTTCTTGATAAAGAGAGTCTTGCCATTTAATAAATTGTTTTAAGAAAGTTGTTCTAGTTTCTTCAAACTCTAATTTGTCTTTTTGAAATTCTTCATACTCTTCGAGCTTATTAATTTTATCTAAATCTATTTTTATTTCTTTTCTCCAGTCATCGGCAAAATCAAAAAGGTTTTTCATCATCACCTATTGTTTCTTCTACAGGAGTATATTCATATTCCGTTTGAATTACATCTCTTGACCTCGTTGCAATATTTACATCGAAGTGTTCAATACCATAACGCTCTATGAGTTTCTCTATAACTTTGATAGAACTATTTCTATCAAATTTTTTCATTTCACTTTTATTTCTAAAATTAATATAATCATCACCTGCATCTTGAATTACGAAATCTCCAGTAATAGAAAAATTTACTTTAACATCTCTTGCTTCAACCATTATTCCTCCTCCGACCAAACTTCTATTATCTTTTTACTACTCGCTTTAACTGGACCTAAGTCCATAGGTCGAAAAGCTTCAAACTCGAATGATTTAGGAGTGACCGCTAGGTCATCCGTAGCCATTTTTAGTGCTGTTTTAAGGTCTGGTGCAAGATAAGTCTTCTTACCTTGAAACCGTATTCCCCATTTATGTATAGTCATTCTCTCTCCAATCGTCTTGTGGTAGTAGTGGGCTTCGCTCCCATCGAGTTTGCGATACAGGGTATTGAATTTCAACCCAAGTAATACCTAATTACCTACTACCTAGTATTATAACCTATTTAAAGATATAGTCAAGAACTGAATCTAAATATCCATTCTTTTGAGAACTAGTCTCATCAATTTCTACATTAAACATTGCCTTAGAGATAAGGTCTAAAGCCTTCTCATTTATTTCATCAATATCATCTCTTCTTTGAGGAAGAGAGGAATTTCCCATTCTCTCTTTTAAGCCGTTTAATTCTTTTACATACTGACTTACAGTTACTTCGTCTTGTTTAACACTAAAGTCAAAAGACAGGACGGCACTAATGACTGCTTTCACAGCTTGTTGAATTGCCATTGTCTCATCTTCAATATTCCATAAAGCAGATTGCACCATACTTTTTCTTTCATCTTCTGATATCTTAAAAATACTTCCGCTTCTATATAAATCTTGTATTCCTTTAGATAGAAATTTATTAGATTTAGTTTCTCTTCTAAAATGAGAATCAGCATCTATTTCATTGTTTAGTCTTATAATTGAGTTAGCCATTGAAAGCTCTATCATCTCACTAAAAACATAAGGGTCTATAACAGAATCATCTTTTAATGGTTTTACAACAAACATTTGGTCTTCTTCTTGAAGCATCCAAACATTTTTCTCTAACTCATCAAGAACTACTACTGCATAGTCTTTAGATTTTAAATTTGAATAGAAGTTAATGGCTTCCATAACAGTGTCACTTTTTTCTCCAGCAACATCGTTAATAAATTTCCACCTCACTCTTCTTCTCCAATTCCTATATCTGCATCTGTTTGCAGTCTATTCCTATATTTTAGCAGTTCATCTTGTTGCCTTTTACCAAGACTCATAATATTGTTCATAGTATGAATGAACCTCTCTCTAGTCATAGGGTCTGGTTTAATATCTTTCTGATATTGAGTTAGCACGCTTTCAGATTTTTCTCTCTCCGCATAGCAAGCACCAGTATCAATGCTGTAAGTGTTTATACACCATTCAATATAAACTGGATTTCCCACTTCATCATATTCCCAACCCCAGTCTGTAAAACTGTGAACAGCTCCACCCTTGCATTCAGAGTATTGACCTTTGGCCGCTCTATCTGCTTGAGCTCTACTGACAACTTGTCTAAATCCAAGCTTGTTACACATTCCAATTATTTGGGATGAGTTAGGTGCATAACTACGCCCCTCACTATGTAACTTGATTATTGATTTCTGTACATCGTCGAATGTATAATATTGCAAATCTGCAAACATACCTCTGATGTAGGTCTCAGACCATTCACTAGGTGCATCTTCACCTTTTGTAAATCTTACTGATAGCCACTGAACTGACTCAACCCAATCGTTCCAAGATAAACCTACTCCAGTTTGTTCTATAACCTTTTCGAATTCTGTTTTACCTGTATCAATCGAATCAAGAGCTTCTCCGAGTGGAACCATATTAGATTCTTCGTAGGGATTATCATTGTTCATAATCTCTCTCTCCTCTTTAATTGTCGATTTTTAAAGGATACTATAAAAAGGAAGAGCTGTCAAATTTAGTGAGGAAGAGTAGAATCCGCTGTTCACAGTTCTACTCCAACTCTCACAATAAATAAACAAAGGAAATGTTTATGTGATTTTATTATAACAAAGAATTTTTTCTGGGTCTCGTTTTTTGAGAATTAGTATGCTCAGTTCTTTTAGAAGCTTTCATATCATCAATCGTAACTTCTTTCCAAACTCTAAGATAGTTTCCAGAAGGTGAGGCATCTAGGAATTCTATTTTTCCATACTCTTTAGCCTTCGTCAATATTGTACTCATGATGTCAAAAGCCATCTTGGTTAAAACTTCCATTGGGTGATGGCGATGAACTCTTGTGTGCATGTTAACTTGTCCTATACCCTTGTGAGTATATTTATCAAAGACATCAATCATATGAGATATCTCTACACCGTAACCCGTGGGGTATTCTAAATCTTCTAAAACTCTTCTGAAGGAAGCATACTCTCCAGATATTGGCTGATAAATTTCTTGAACTTTTGGAAAGAATGCAGCGAGTAAAGGTCTGACAGTAAGCATGGTCACTCTTCCATACTCTCCTCGGTCATAGTAACTTTTAACATACTTTATATCTTTGTCTAGTAATAAAGGACCAACAAGTCCTCTAATAAATCTATCATCAAAATCTTCTATATCCGCATCAACATAAACAATAATGTCTGCTGTTGTAACAAAAAGGCCTTTCCATAGATTCTCTCCTTTTCCAGTACTTTTATCCATATCTGGTTGTATATCGTCTGCACGGTAAAACTTTACATTATGTTGCGTTACAACTTCTTCTGTGTTATCTGTACTGTTGGAATCTATAACTACTACTTCATCTACTAAATCTCTAGGTATATTGTCCAAAATCTTACCAATAGTGGATTCCTCATTCAATGTAGGTATAATAACTGCAATACTTAGCCCAGCTATATCTTTTTTAAGTTCAAGAACCCTCTCTAGGGGAAAATCATCTTCCCAATAGGTATGTGGTCTATATTGAAAGTCATTCCTATCCATACTCTGTATTATACAGAACTAACAAAATAATCTCTCTCACCCTATAGTTATATGCTTTTAGTTAATAGGTATAGTTAATGCTTATAGTTTTAGTCTAACTGACGGACTACCGTAGTACGCCAAATAGACTGCCGTAGTCTAAATAACGGACTACCGTAGTCTAAGAGATGGACTACACAACATATAGTGGTATATATACTGAACTACTACATATTGTGGTATACTAGATATAGAGCTAAAGTGATTCTTTTTCACAAAAGAACATTTAGCCTCCTTTCTGTCGGTATGTACCCTAAAGCTTAATTGTTTTGGGGTCTCCAAAAAGGCTGGCCGGAACGGTTAAACAACCCTTATCTATACCTTTAACCCGAGGTCGAAAAATTTTTTTGAGAAAAGCTCGGCATTATAACCTTCATACCCTTATTGATTATATATATAGCTATAGAGAGTAGAACATTTGTTCGAATTACCAAATTTTACCAAAAGCTAGTAAAGGAAGAAAGACTATGACAGATGAGATTACAAAGGAATGCATTAGGAGAGCGGGGAAACCCTAATTCTCTCTATTTATCTCCAGAATACTTTATCTTGATATTGACAGGTTCATCATCATCTCCAGCCAAAGTTAACTTGTTAGGCTTAGACCATTTGTCGAAACTTCTCTCTAACCACCATGCTGCAGCTTGCCATTGTCCACGCTTTGCTGCTGTCTGAATTGAGTTGATAAACATACCCTCTGCTTCTGCTCTAGAACGCTCCATAGCGTTGCAAAAATCAGCGTATAAACTGTCTATTTCCTGCTCTCTATCTTCTTTACCTTTATCAAGCCAGCGATACAAAGTTGTTTTA